AAGTATCTTACCTTCCTCTCCATGAAGATCCCTAATTGGAGGAGAACAGGGGTCACCGTCATCCTGCCACTCGCGTACCCTCTCTTGGGAATCCCGAATAAGTCTACGAAGAGCCAATTGATCATGCTCCTCTTGCCAGATATGAAAACCATCAATCCGGCGATGAAGAGCCTTCTCCTGAGCGTCCATGGACTGGAACTTATGGTCTATCAAAACCGCATCGAGGAGGAAAGACAGATTGTCAAACTCATCAGGTTCAACAACCTCTGGTTCTCTCAGACCAGAGACCTCGGGAATTTTGAGGTCATAGTCTAGTCGAGAATTTAAACACTGGCTGCGACTGAGGTAACCGGCATGGCCCTTTGGCCACACGAACCTTTCGGGACGTGTAACTTTAGGAGCCCAACACGGAATCTCAGGGATAACCTCGGGAATGTCGACGATCGGATCGGTACGCGGAACCAGCTTCTTCCCCTCAAGGAGGAAAGATGCCAAATTCCGTTGCCAATCAGTTACGCCAACCTTGAAGTCAGCCGGTGCATCCTGACCCATCCCGCCCAAACTCTCGTGGATAAAGAGATTACGCCCTTTCAACTCAAGATTCAGAGTGTCCCGATGATGCTGGAGCCAACAAGTTGTTACATTGCAAGCAAACCGAGCAGGAACACCGCCAATCATCTCGTTAAAGACGGACGCAATTGTCTGGGTGGAATCAATACCATCACCCACCTTGCCTAGAACCTTATGTTGCCCTTTGTAAAGCCCTCCATTAAAGAAGGGAATGTAACGATCGTTTTTCATATCGAACATAGCAGAGTTCATGTTAGCATAGCGTGAATGACAGTACGCCTTTCCGGGACTCATCCGAAGACCAAATTCCTTCCCAAGGGCGACATGATCATACCACAAACCTTTCGGTCCATAGTAATACATATCATCCCCATTAACAAGAACGGTCTCCAGAATCCTTTTCGTTGCCTTTTCGTTAACAACACAAAGGAAAAGTCCTAGATTAGCAAGGCACAGGACGGGGAAACTTAGAATCGAACCCATAAGTTGGCCATTTTGTTGGTCAACAGGATCGACAGAAAGAACCTCGCCCCTATACATGAGGTCAGGGTACTCACAGTGGTGCGGGGCAAGCACGGAGAGCCAAACTTCCTGGTCGGACACCGGAAAACTGCTAACAATAGTACGCAGTATCCAGTGGGACAACCGGGCAGAAAGGCCATCTGTGGCCGCAGAATAGTCTACAGAAAAATGCCGCATGAGATCAGGGTTTGTAAATTTCCAAAAGTCCTGACCGGCATTTCTGCATCTAA